TGCCATCAGCTTTGCCTCTTTGAGTATGGCAGCTGTTGTGATAATCTTGCTCTCTCTTGCGCCCTTAGCCATATTCTCTTTGGTTGAGTCCATGCCTGCACCTGGGATCTCTGGCACTGCTGCCCCTGGCTCTGGCTGTTCCTCCTCCTTGGGCTCTCCCTCTGCTCCCTCTTCCCCAGGCTCTTTCTCTTTAGGCTCTTTGCCGGGCTCTACTGCCGGCTCTTCCTCTTCTTCCTCTTTTGATAGCACGCCAAGGTCGTCTAGCAGCCTGAAACTTATGCTGTCTAGGCTTAGGCCTTGCACGATATCATATAGCATCTCTACATTAGACTTTTCCTCTTCGTTGCTGAACTTCTGTACCTCATCATCTGTTACGTCATAAACTGTTACGTCCTGCAGGGTTCCATCCTCGCTCTGATTGATTACTGCATAGTAGGAGGTTTCCCCGGACATGCCGAGATAGGTCTTGCCCTCTTTCTGATCTACCTGATCCTCTTCTTTTACAGCTACCTCAAGCAGTTTCTTTATCATGGCCTCTTGGGATCCCTTTGCCACGTCAGGCACTACACCATCCTGCATCTGCTTGGCTGACTCTAGTATATCCCCGTAGCCCTCCTTGGGCTTTTCTTGCTCTTGCTCTTTGGTCTCATCCAGGTGCTGTCCATGCTTTAGTATATTCAAACTCTTTTCTAGGTTCTCAAATAACATCTCAGTTCCTCCTCAGCGTATTCCTTTTAGCATCTTGGCTAGAACATCCTCAGCCTCTTTGCCTGCTTCGTTTTTGAAGTCATCTATGATTTTTTCCTTTAGTTCCTCTTTCTCAGATGAGGGTGCCATTGATTGCTCAAAGGCTTTGTCCAGCTCATCTTTGTTCTCCTCCACCCTTACTGGCTTGTCCTGCGCCTCTGCTATGGGCTCCTCTTTCCTCTGCCCGTTCCAGTTGGTTAGATCCCTGGCAGCAAGCTTTGCAAAGTCCTGGATCACAGGGGATCCCTTCTGCATGCCCTCTGCCTGCTGTGCCGGCGCTTGCTGCTCCTGTACCGGCTTTTTACCTGACAGCCTCTCTCCGTTCTTAATGTCCTCTGATACCATTTTTACAAAATCATCATGAGCGCTCATATAAGTATCTTCCTATTTTTTGGTGTAGCTCCTCTAATATAGTTTTATACTCTAGATTGCCCCTCTCTAGCTCAATGCACATGTGCGTGCCAAGACTGAAGAGGCCTTTTAGCCCCTCATATAGATTATCACATTTGCCTGCCAGCACACGCCTTAGGGTCTTATGCACAGGCTTACGTTCCAGCTCTTTATACAGGTTCTCCAACAGCTGCTCCTTTGATGACATAGAATCCATGACCTTTTCTGCTTCCTCGTAGTTCCCCTCCAGCATAAGATTCTCTGCCTTTGTCAGCAGATGCTTCTTGTTCGTGTGCTTATATATCTCATACAGCTGAGTGTATCTCTGCACAATATCTTGGCTACTTTTTGTTATTTCCATTTGGCTCAGTAAATTTTATAGGCATCGGTGCCCAGGTTGTTTCCTCTACATCCACTGTCTTTTTTGTCTCATCTACTCTAAAGACCTTGACATTTTTTGTCTTCATCAGGCCGTTCTTTATCTGTTGTGCGTTTTCATCCAGCTCATCATCAGGTGTGTTTACCAGCACCTTCATGCTTTCATCTAGCTCTACCTTCTTGTTTGATGGCACGTAGCTCATACAGTCGGTCACTAGCACCACTGCTCTCTTCTTACCACCTATTATGGGTATCTTAGTCCTGCTCTTGCCCTCTACCATATTCTGAGTATATTCCTCTAGATCTAAGTCGCCTAGTTTGAGGATCTTACGGTTAAAGTAGTCTAGCAGCCCCAGCTTATCTATCCGCTCTCTAAAGAGTTCTTTATCTCCTCTTCCTCTGCTGAGGATATCTCTGCGAAGTTAACTTCAAACCTGGTGGGGTCGGGGTTCAGATTCCTATAGGCGAGGTGTATCTGACACAGACGTTTGATCCCTTGCCTCAGTCCTGTTTGCAATCGCTGGGCATTTTTCGCAAAGTTAATGCTTATGCGATTGGCGGCACCTTCCCCAATGGAACCGGGCAAATCATCTGTTATCCCCAATAGAGACTTTGACACCCTAAGTGCCCCTAACAACTGGTTCACAAGCATGTCAACATCTACAATTGCCTTTATATCCGGCTCCCCACCAAGTTTATCTACTGTTACTGAGATATCATCACTCTCTGGTACAAACATGTCTTCCGTCTGTGCAAATACAGGTGCCCACTTGTCTTTCCACTCTTTCTGATCGGTTTCTGTATTCAATCCTGATGATTGGCTGCGTTTCATCATCTCAGCATAGCTTTGTACTATATCTGCTATTGAGTCCATGTTGCCGCCAGCAACCTTGATCTTGTACATATACCACATGATGCCTCTTGTCATTCTTGACATGAGCAGGCTGTCCTCGCACATCTTAAGCCTCTTGTATATGGGGATTGCCGGTGTAAGGAGGCTTGTTCCATACTTTGTTGTTACCCTAAACTTCCTATCTGACATGCGCTCTCGTTCCAGGCTGAACATCTTGCCGGGCTCTCCGAATATGCCCAGGGCTGTATTGAGTACCTTCTTAGTCATGCCATGTATCCTGAAGTGAACGTACTTCCATGGCGGCTCCAGCTCTGCTGTGTATGCCTGCTGGCCTATGGCAGAATAAAGGCCGGTTCGGACAAAGCCCTCTAACCGGCCGTTCACATCAATTCGCTCCATATCTGCTGGGTGAATAGCATCGTCTACGTATGCTATCCCTACCCCTTCTCTTCCTATGCCTTCTATGAAAAAGTCCCCGAACATGCCTAGCTGACCTGCCCAGTCCTTTACATGCTCATCAAGGCCTATCTCATCAAGAAACTGGTTCAGCGTGTTCTCTACCTTCTGGTCCTCTGATGTTATCCATGCTATCCTGTTGGTTACGCCTGAGACTGCTGTCACTGTATCTACATACAGCTCCAGCGCCCCTGCTACCAGAGGATGTGTGCTGGCCTGCTCTGTTTCCCTGTAAAATGTTCTGCGGTAATAGCTTGTGGCAAGAGCATCTGACAGAAGCCTTGCCAGGGCATCTCTGTTGAACACTGTGCCTCTGGAGAGCATTCTGTTGATGGCTGCTTTCTGCTTGATTGGATCTGAAAGGTCTTTTGCTAGCTCTGAAGGGACGTCTAGGGGGATTTTACTTGCTTTGCGTTTTAAGAATTTAGTTATGAAGCCTGTATTTGATTTTGGGGAAGTTTTGCCTATGTTATCCATTCGTCCTCACGGAAGTGCCGTTTTGGCAATTTTACTATCAGCCTATGTTTTTGTACCGCTTCTACTTATAATATAAGAGTAAGTAGTCCTTTATCTACCCTTCACTCTCTTACTTTCTTCCTTCTGTGCTCAACTTTCTTCTCTTCCTCCTCTCTTCCTTCTTCTCCTTCTCTCCTGCTCCTTTCCGGCTCTTCCTGCCTAAGCTTGCTTCTTTATAAGAGCATGTAGCATTTTGTCTACCCCATCTCCCATTATTTCTTCTTTTACTCTGCTTTTTACTTTGAATACCCTTCTTTGTATTCCTTTAAGAGTTATCTTTGATGCCTCTGCTATCTCCTGCGCTGTATATCCCTCTGAGTAGTGCAGCTCAAAGTAGTATCTATTCTCTGCTGTTATCCTTCCTTCTGCCACTAGCTTATCCAGGGCTGCTCTTATTGCAATCTTTTTTAATGTTATCTCTTTCATCTCCTCAGCCCTTGTCTCTCCTGTCTTTTCCTTGCCTTCGTATTCAGGGCTGTCTATGGAGACATACCTGGCCTCCTCCTTGGCTATACTCTTGAAGTCGGCGTCTATGTAGGCTGCCATGTACCGGGGGAAGTAGATTAGGGCTGACTTCTTTGTTTCAAACCTCAGCATTGCTTTGTGCAGGGATATAGTTGCTATATGAACTAGTTCTGCCTCTTCAAACTTGTACAGCTCTTTATACTTCCTGCGCTTCTGAAACACTATCTTTACCAGCAGCTTGCCTATTAAGTGCAGGGCGTTTCTTATATAGTAGTCGTTGTCCTTTCCTCCCTCTTTAGCTTTTCCACCTCTTTTATAAAAGTTTTCTTTGTAGTTGTCTATGATCCTTTCCATGCAGTGATGAACCCTTATCTTCCCATCCTCTCTTAGTGCCATTTGATTGTCCCTGCCCCTCCTTTACCTCTTGAGAGCTTCTTCAGTGCCTCTTTCATCTTTTCTACCCCACCAGGTGCTGTAGATTCTCCTGTCTTTATTACCTGCGATCCGCTGCCATGCTTGGGGCCCCTGTCTGTCTTGATAAATGAGTACGGGTTTAGTCCTCCACCTCCTTTCGCTGCCCCTCCTATCTTACCTAGCTGTTCTCTTACTGTTTCCGCACTTACTGGCACCTTTCCTGTTATGAGTGCTTGGTATACACTGCCTACCATAGCATCTGCACAGTCTTTTGATCCTATTACTACCATTTCCCTTACCCCGCCATCTTCCATAAACTCCATGTCCTTTACCTTGTCAGGGTGGTTGATCTTGTTCTTTACCCGGTCAAACTCAAGGTTCTTAAGCTCGAAGTGAAGCCATTTTTGATGATGACACCTCCACCTGCCATCATACAGTAGATGCCTCCAGTCTATGTATGCTTTGTTGTCCTTGTCTACGGACATGTACTCTGCTGTTACCCCGGCTCTCTGAAGCTGCTGGAGACTGCTTTCTGCGGCCACCCTTAAGTCTATAGTCACTATCCTTATGTTCAGCTTCCTTGATCTGAGGTCTAATATAAGCTTGATGATCTTATGCAGGGGTATCCTGTCCCCCTCCTTTGCCTTTAGCCTTACTACGAAGTCAGTCTCTACTATAGGCATGGCCTGCCTCTTGAATGTCCCCTCAGGGGTTTCTACATCCATATCCCTCCACTCTGCTATGCCTGAGCACGCCAGGGCAAGGGCATCCTCACTGAACGCTATGTCTATATGTATGCATCTGGGCACGTCAAAGGGTGTACGGATCTTGTTAAGGTCTATGTATTGTATCAGCTCTGTCTCCTCATCCAGCCCTATATCCATGCTTTCAAAGGCCACTGGATCCTCTTTTGTATTATCAAAGCCTGCTAGTATAAATCTCTCACCAGGCACAAACTTATGCAGCCTGAGGCCTTTCACGCTTATACCTGCCAGATCCCTCAAGGCCCCTATCGGATCTCTTTCGAACTCAAACTTGTGCTCTACTGGGATCTCGATTACCTTGAAGTTCTTTTCCATCTCTGCGTTCTTTTCCTCAGCTGTTATGAGTTTTGGCGGTGTAAATGCATCTCCTACTGACACCAGGAACCTCTCTCCACAGTAGTCGGATGATGGCCTTACCTCCCACTGTGCCTTGTCATACACTACTACCTTATCTGATCCTTTCATGTCAGCTATAAAAACCTCTAAAAATGATAGCTCATCCTGCTTGGATGCTACCAGAAAGAACCTCCCCATGCTCTTCTCTTCTTTATCGTATGCCTGCAAAACTCTCTTTCTCTGCCCCTCTGATTCATTAGGACTGTCCACCTCATCCATTACCCCTGCTATTACGTTTCCTCCGAGTGTGTTGTGCACAAATACACCGGCCGTCAAAGCAAAGTTGTGATGCCCCTCTACAGTCAAATCATACACATCCTCTCTTTGATCCAAAAACTCAACAGACACAACCTTATGATTCCCATACTGCCCTAAAGAGTTCCTACGCTTCTCGGAAACTTCTTTTTTTCGTGCCCGTGCTACAATCCCGTCTGGCCCGTCCCAGTAGGCTCTCAACGAGGCTCTCCTCTTTTCAGATGCCTCAGCTGTATGCCCCGCAGCAGACGCTGTGATGTTTTGCCCGGTATCTTTGTTTATCTTTCGAATCCTTTCCGCCTGTTTCCTCCTCCTATTAACAGTCCAACTTGCACTCACACTTTTACCAAACTCTATGTTTCCTCGATTTCTTTGAGACAGTTCTCTCATACGCTTTTTATTCTCAACAGAGTTTCGACAAGCACCAATTGTCTTTTCAGCGTGCTTTGAATGCAGCTTAATGTGTGCAGAGTTTTCCATCCATGTTAGGTTTTCAGGGCAGTTGTTGTTCTTATCAAAATCCTTGTGATGTACAATTATACTCTTCCTAAACCTCCCCAAGGCATCCCGCAGCACCTTTGGGTAAGGCTCTTTTATTGTAACTCGATGTGTATACCTCCACTTACCACTGCTGTTTTCCAAAAGCTTTTCATATCCCCACTGATCCCGTTGTCTGTACAGAGGCATCAGGCTGTCACCTGCTCTCAGATCCTGTGCCTGTCTGTACTCGCCGTTTCGCAAAAGAAACGGATGATCAAGGGTACACCGAACTTCTTCCCCGTTGTCCAAGGTTACTTTTACAAGCCGCACATGCTTTTTTGTCTTACCCGCAAACACCACACGCCCAGGAAGAATTTTACGTCCTACAATATCATATGCATAGACCCACATTTCTCGGCCATCCAACATGCTCTGCTCAATTTCAGGGATTGTCATCTCCTTCCCACAAAGTGTGCTTACCTTTGTTACCAAACCCTTTTGCGTAAGGAGATGATAGCACCCATTCAAAGTCAGGGAGCTCCATTATTGGGTTGTTCTTGCCTACCATCCTGCCGCCCGCTCTCTCACGAAACCACGGGGAGCTTTGGATTGATTGTTGCATGTAGGCAAACCCCCTTGATCCGCTAAGAGATTTCGTAAGGTTAAAAAAAGAAATTTGCATCTTTCCTGCCTTCTGCCTTCCAAAGTATTCCCATGGATCCTTCAGGCATGATACCCTGTATATAATATATGGCAGACAGTACCCACACACGAGCATAGTCTTTCCTGTTCCTATGCTCCCTGTCACTACTACAAGGTATTGCATATCGTTGCAGCCTATCTCTGCTATTGTATCCCACCATCCTGGAAACACATGCTTCATCCTGCCAGTCACTTTGCCAAGGAAATAGTCATCCTCTAGAAAGTCAATTATGTCTACAGGCCTCTCTTTGTAGTTTAGGGAGCACATGAAGTCACGCCAGGCCATTGCTTTCTCTATTTCCGGGTCAATGTTGTAGTCTTTTCTCAGTCTCTCTTTGCCCATACGTCTTTCACCCCACAGTAGACGACTTCATGTTCTTTGCCGTCTGTTCCTTTCATCCTAGTTCGCCATGGCACCTTTCTGTTGTACCATACCTTATCTCCGGCGCAAAACATTCCTCTTGTACTATAATATACTTTCTTCTTTGTATCCACACCCCCAGGGCCTACTGACAGCACTATCCCACTGTTCTCTGCCATCTTCTCTTGAGGGCTCCCTCCCACAAAATACTCGCTCGGAAGATGTATTGATCCTATCTTTTCAGGCAATGGCTTTGGATAAAGAAACACCACGTCCCGTACTGCCTTGTATTCAAACTTTATAGATCCGCACGTCTTGCAGTAAAATGGTACTTTTATATCATCCTTATCTGCCAGCATGTTCTTGTCTACTGGCTCACAGCACTTCTCTCCTGCTCCTATTGGCACTACTTGTACATGGGCTCCGCATTCTTCACAAATCATCTTTTGAACTCCTTGTTTGATTCGGGATCATACCCTACTGCTTTTTTCTTGTCTGCTATCTTCTTATTCATTATCTTCTGTTCTAGTTTCTTTATCATGTCCTCCCTCGGTATAGCGCCTATCTGTTTTAACTCCTCCTGTGCTACCTTGTCCTCCGTTGTCATCCTGTATCCTCTAGCACTGGCATCTACCACTGTTTCTCTTACAGGACTTGCCCATCCTGCCTGCACTATATCTGTCGCCACAATCCCAAGGTTCTTAGCTATCTCTGACAGATTTCTTTCGTCCTCGCTCAAATCCCTAAGGTACCCTCTCTTTGTGTTTGATATATCCTGCTTTAACATCTTCACTGCTCTTGTTTCCTTACCACATTTCATACAGTACTTTTTGTTCTTTCCTTTTACTTTATGTATCTCAATAGGGTACTTGCAGCACACCGACGCCTCTTTGAACTCATCATTTTTTATAAGTGCTAGCGCTTCGTACACATGCTCTTTTCTCATATAGTGGTTCTCTATGAACTGAAGGGCCAGGTACCTCGCTGCGTCTTTCCTTACCTCCGCATCTATGGTATTCTTAAATCTCGCTACCAGCTTACGCACATAATCATACGGAAGGTCCAGCTCCTTGCACACCTTATCTTTGTTTCCAAAGTTCTTTATGTATGACAGTAACACTCGGCTGTGTAGTTTTATCTTCTCTGCTGTTGCCATTTAACTCCCCTAGGAATGGATGCACGACCTTAATCTTAAGAGACTTAAAGCCGTGATCCTGTTTTCTTTATTTTGCCTCTGGTGCTTTTTTAGGCGCTGGTACTGCTGATCCTTGCTGTGCCTGGGCTCTCTGTGCTTGGTTTACTGCCTGTATCTGCTGCAGCACAGGATTAAGTATTGCCACAAGGTTGTCGTGCGCTCTAGTCACTCTTTCCACCCTCTGCTTTAACTGCACGCACCACATTGCGGATGCTGTCACAGAAGCTGCTACCAGCAACATCACAATTGCCCCTATTACATGATCTTTGTTTATCCTCATTCCTACCTCCTTTGTTTTGGTAGGGGTAGCTGGGGAGTCAGATCCTGCCTCCCCCTCGGTGGGTTGCTACCCCTTCTGATTCCTCTCTGCTTGCCGTACCACTCTTTCTGTTTTCCTTAAAAGGCCTGTCAGAGTACCTTAGCCCCATCTCGTTCTGGCATTAATGTTTTCTTGCAATGCTCACACCTGCAGGATCCTCCGTACCTGTATATCCTCTTGCCGATCCTGCTCACAAACCACTTACGAGTGTGTGCTTTATACTTTGTTTTTATCATCTTCTTCTTTCGTCTCGTTCTTGTTATCCCACATACATTTTAATTCGTCTGCACAAAATGACGTAACCAACTGCCAATCACGATTATTGCAATCACCTATTACTACCTGCAACACGCCATCTATAAACATTATGCCTTTAATATAATACGGGCTCATCTCTGTCTCCTCCTTGTCCTATCCTTTACTATCCTGCCAATTTAATGGATCTTCTCCCGCTAATCTCATACACTCATCTTTTAACTGTCGTAACCCATAGTAAATAAGATCTTGATCAGATGTAATTTCAAACTTCTCGTTTACTAAATTAGGCTTCTTAAACAAGCTCCTCAAAGCATTTTAAGGCCGGGTTTTTCTCCTGCCATCTAAACATCAGCTACCTCCGTTAATTTCACTGAACTTAAATACTCCGGAACTAAAGTAGTATCTGCCCCTAGGCATAACAGTCGCTAATCTTGCTGATATGAAGGTTTGCCTCGGGTAGGCATGAACAGGCTGCCCGTTCTCATTAGACTCGAGTTTTATTTCTTTGTTTTCTTTGTCATAATAAATCATTACTTTTGCGGGCCTGCCTAACAAATTAAATGCTTTATTAGATAAAGAGGTGTTGCCTTTTCCAACATTCAAGTAAGCTACATCCTTTTGGTATCTTGCGTTAAAAACTTTGAAGCCCATTACACTCCCTTGTTTATTCTATGTACTACCTCTTCTAACTTATCCCACAACATCACTATTTCAGGATATTTCTTTAATAGTTTTTTCTTTCTTGCTCTATATAAATGCGGGAATATTGGCTCTATCTGATCCTCTGGTTCCAAACTTGCGGTTATCGGCCTTATTTGTTCTTTAGATGAAGGTGGTGTTGCTTCCTTAGTTTCGTATATTATTTTGAGACGCATATTTAGCTGAGCAATCTCGTCTTCGTAGTGTTTGCACTTCAGGTTTGTGTTCTTTACCATATCCCTTAGAACACGATTTTCTACTACCAATTGGCACTGTCCTTCCCTTCTTATTTTCTCACAACTGTATTTACTCACTCCACACCTCTTTATCTTAAAATGTAATACTTCCCCACTCTTATAACACCCTTCGTTTAATATATTATGTCCTAAACCAGTATCTTCAAAAAGACAATACTGCAACCCATCTTTATTGGCTCTGACACTAATAATGTCTGTATTCTTATAGTATTCGGTTAAATCCTGTGTTCTTATGCAAGATTTTATTCTTTTGTTTTCATTTGACACTTCGCAAGGCCAGTCTTCCATCATCTGCTCGGTCCTGCGTGTTGCTGAGGTTTTATACCTAATGGTCCGCCAGTCTTATCCGAACCTCTTTTCTTTGCCTTACTCTGCACAACTACTACCTGAGGTTCATCAGTAGTATAGGCCTCCGGCACACTCCCATCCTTTTTCTTTACTGTCGGCTGGATCGTTACACGCACACAACCATTTAACCATTCCGTTCTTGCAACAGCTGTGCCTGTTAATCCTGTTACTGTGTCTTTTACCTTATCTCCAAGATGAATCATTTCTACCTCCTTAGTTTACAAGCTCCTCTTGTACTCATCCCATATACTCCACCATGTTCTGTACTGATTATACGATGGAGAAAATCTCCAAGCTATCCACAAAATTACATACATCAGCGGCTTTATCCTTCGTATCCCTTCAATCAATCTTTCTGTGTTTGCCATCTGTGCCTCCTTGCCAACCTTTCTACCTTCTTCTCCAATCCTTGAAGTAGCAGGTTTCTTGAACCATATCCTCCATGTCAGCTCTACCTTGCCCCAGAAGCTTGTGTCTAGTAAGCATGACCATAGCCATCTCATTGCAACCTCATCTTCATCACCAGAGAAATGGAATGCGCCTGTGTCTTTATCTTGCCTCATCTCTCGCCTGCTTTCTCCAACCATATATTCCAGTATTGGTTATAAAACTCCTAATCTGTAAACATTTCAGATGAATCTTCTCATACCATCGTAAATCTCTGTGCCCAACACAACCACCATCTATCCAGGTAGCTTGCCATTTGCCATTTATTTTAGCAAAGATTATATTGGGGTTCCGTTTCATTATTTCACCTAAATAGTAGTAGTGGCAATCAGAAAAAATCCTATCTATCTCAAGACAAACTTTATCTTTAAGTTCAGGAGTTATTTCTTTACCAACATACTTATTTAACCTTTCTTGGAATATTTTGGTGATGGCAAGTTCCACATCTTCAAGTCTACAAGCCTCTTCTTCATCTACCTTGCCCCAGAAGCTTGTGTCTAGTAAACATGACCACAGCCATCTCATTGCAACCTCATCTTCATCACCAGAGAAATGGAATGCGCCTGTGTCTTTATCTTGCCTCATCTCTCGCCTGCTTTCTCTGCCTGTGTAGCCTTGCCCGCATCTTTTTTACTAACTCTTCCTTTTTCAGCAGACCCGCTACGCCTTCTTCTATAGTATGCCTCAGCCGTTTGAGCTGACCCCGGGCCTCTTCGCACATTGCGAGATAGCTGTCTACATCCGCCAACCACTCCGCTCTCTCCTCAATACCCATACATATCCCTCATCTCATAAAAGCCTATCTTCTGCCCATGCAACCACATAAGCGCATCCTTTGCACCCTGAGCGAATACCTGCCTTGAAAAGCTCTCGTGCCTTATCACTATTTTCTGATTTTCCTTTGCAAAAATTATTTCATGGACACCAACGATTCCTCCCGCTCTAACCGACAAAACAGGGATCTCGCCTTGGAACATTCCTGCT